ATTGAAAACAAAATTAAAAACTTGAAGGAACTCAACAAATCCAAAATTGGATTTTATGAAGAATTTACTGATGTTCTCGTTGACAATATATCTGGAGATCCAACACAAGATGCATTAATCTTTGAAGTTGGTCAAGTAAGTAGTATTTTGGCTAATCGTATGAAGCTTCAACAAAAATCGAGTGAAAGATCATTTAATATCGTCCGGTCTTTGGACGCACAATTTGATGGCCTGGGTACTGAATTTGAAAAATTGGTGGTAGAGCTCGATCTCTATTATCCTATTAAAGAAAGTAATTGTTTATCTAAGATGTTTGATATTCGCGATGCCATTGGTGTTTCTAATTATTATCTAGCATTTTTAGTATTTTACTATGATGCTGACGTTTTTAGGTCAATATTTTTGGATAATGAGCCCATTTATGAAATATTTGAATTCATTCCATTAAAATTTGCTAAGCCTCGGAATACTTATATTAAGAGACCAAGCATTTATGATGGATTAATTTCAATTGCGTCAAAGGGTTTTGAATTCTTAAAGCATATTTCCACTTACATAATTAACTTTATGAAGAAACCAATTGTCATTCTCTCAGTTTCAATTGTTGCTGTTGCAGGTGTCATTTCTAAAATGTTTTTTGGAAGTGATAATACTGATTTACAAATGTTTTATGATAATCCAGCTCGTGCTAGACCAAAAATAGCAAAAATGTCCATTAAGGAAGCCAAAGAATCTTTAGTCATGCAATCTGCAGATGTTTCAGGTTTTGAGACTTTAAACAGTGTCAACAACAAGAATGTTTTCAATATGTTTATAAAGACCAATGACGAAGAAGTTTGGGTTGGTTTAACCACCTGTATTAAGACTGGTATTGGATTAATACCACGTCACTTCTTTGACATGTGGTTAACTGGTATTGAGGAAGGTCGATTCGAAAATTCTTCGGAATTCTTAGTAAGAGATCTCAGTGGTACTTCGGTAGCTTATGATACTTTGGAAAATGTGCTAAAAAGTACTAGTGAATTAGCTTTGATTGATTCACATGCAGCTTTGATCAAATTTGGACAGTGTAGAGCTGTTCGTGATATTACCAACAGGTTTATCACTGAACAACAATTGACAAAGATGAAACACACTTTTGACATTTGTTTGAAGTTTCCGAAGGATTCTGTAGTTCAACATACTACAGCTCACATCGAGCATTGTAGATTTAGCGCCGATGGTGTGGATTATTCCCTACCAAAGACACTAGTTTATGCAGCTGATTCTAGAGTTGGTGATTGTGGAACTCCTATCTATTTAAGAACGAACTCAGGTTCTAACAGAAGATTGATAGGAATCCACTTTGCTGGCGCAAAGATATCAGGTGTCAGAAAAGCTTATGCAGGTCTAGTCACCTATGAG